TATTGGATGGCAACGCCAGCTTTAACGCCCGGAGGTGGCTCGCCCCTTGCCACGCCGCCGACTGCCATGATTTGCTGAAGATCGTCTTTAGTTTCGCTGCGGGAACTAAACAATGCTGCGGTAACGCCCTGCGGAGTTTCAAGCCGGGGTGCTGTAGGCCCAGTGTATTGCACAACCGTCGCGTCATTCCCAAGGTTAGCAAGCTTGCAACTATTCCGGGCCACCATCCACTTGGGATGGCAAGTCCAGAAGAGATTCTTAACCAAAAGGGAAGTGAGATTGTTGTACAATCCTTGGAGCTGTCTGCCATGCTCCATGAGACTATACCCGCGCAGCAAATGGGGATAATCAACGTCTGTAAGTCTAACCCACGGGAACTCACCATAGTATTCCGCCGGAAGCTTCTTTGGCTCTTCAAGCGTAATCGACCGGCAGACCTTTACAATGCGTCCGCCCGGCACTCGCTTTGTCGATTTGTGGATAAAATAAATGACCTCAACAACATCATGCGCTGCCTTCTTTTGAAATGTCTCCGGGTCAAATAACGCTCTGTCGGTGCTTTCGGCTTTTATGTCGGCTGCTACTGACGGGTGGTCTTTGCGTAAATCTTCAACATGGGCAGTCTCATAGACCATGGCCCATTCCGATTCATCATAATCCGGGACTGGCTGGAACTGTATGGCCCATGAGTAGATAAATTTATAAGAAACATCACCCTCGCGGATTTCTTCATTGACGAAGAGCTTATTTCCATATGAATCTTCTCGCTGTTCCCCGGAATCTGGATCAAGTAAGGGTATCTTCCCATTACCAGTCTTCTCAGCCTTGGCCATTTCCTTTTTATAGTCATCATCCAAAGCCCCTTTATTCATATCCCAGAACGGAAACAGAAATCCTTCGCCTATGATTCTGTTTTGCCGTTGAAGTCGCTGGAACTTGTAGTCCATATCGCAGTCATACCATCGAGCCTTTACAAGCTTCTCGGCAATCTGCGCCGTGATTACATCTTCATGCTGGTCTGTAGCCGGAACTCCGGTAATCGCGGGCTTAAACTTTGTAGTTCTGGAAACCTGCTGTTCGATCAAGTCGTGAATATGATTAACAACAACGCGAGGCTGGCGAAGAATCGGCGTGCTGGTCCTGTCGTTTAGCTCGCGGGTCTTGGCATCTTGGGCTTTATAGTGAATGCCTCGATATGCCGCCATGTTGGCCATGACAATTTGAAGCCTGTCTTCATCATCGGTAAGAAGAGCGTCCCAGTTTTGTAAGATCCATCCCCGGATTTCATCTTCTTTCTTTTCGTCCAGCGTCCAGTAGGGCTTTGACTCGCCCTCAAGCTGCTTGGAATCGACAAGATCGAAACTATCGTAAACAGTCATTAGATAACCTCATTCTGCATAGGTGGCGTCATGAATTCAGCATTCATTTTTTCCATCTGGTCCCGAAACGCTTTATCCCCCTCTTCATCGGTGGCAATATTGGGGAACGCGCTATCTACTGGCATGTATTGGATATTATGGGTAGAGCGTTTAAACGACAAGACTTCAATGATTCCCCAAGCGGCCAAGGCCAAGGCACCAAGAGCAAACGTCATTGCGCCCAATGAAAAACCAATTGCGAAACCTACTGACATTGTTCAACCCTCCCATTTGTTATTATATAGTTTTGATATTTCTTGCAAATTGGGCATTGGTGCTGTAAACGACCGTTATAACCGTTAAGGATCATAACGCCTCGCCACTTGTGCCCGAAAGCCTTACAGCACAACCTATTGAGTAAATTCCATATCAGGAAAAACAAAGTCAGTTTCGCTAATTTCAACCTGCCCAATCTCTTCTCTGATTGCCTCAAGATCCTTCTCCACCGTAAACGCCCGGTAATGGCCAGTCTTTGTGTTCTTGGGTTCTGGAGAATCCGCCAAACATAGGCCAGCAGCCGCATTGGCATATCGCCAACAGTCAATAAGGTGATCGCGGAGCTTCGGGATTTTACCGTTTTTATCTCTAACGTAGTTTTCGATTTCCCAAGCCAACTTGTCGCATCGGTCAGACAGTACAGCTTTTGCATTGATACACTGGTCCTTTATCAGAGATAACCCGTCTTCTTTTTTGTTCTGTGCCTTGTGGGTAGGAATGAATGGCTCGTCAAAGGAAGTCAAGGCCTCAATACAAAACCAAGTCGCCGCTTCATCGTAAACCTGCGTCCATTCGATTACCCCGTCCCAATTTGGGTAAAGCCCCTCCCTTACCTCGCTGATCATTGGGACTATGCGGCTCGTTGTCGTGTCCGCCTGATCTTCGATGTACAAACAATCAAGATGAAAGATCTCTTGGGTATATGGATTGATGGCCGAAAACAGGACAGCAAATGTTGTCGCGGTGCCCGGATCTGCCGTAACCAACCATATAAGTTTATGTTTATCCTTTGAGAGCCTGTCCATAATCTGTTCATGAGGGATTACGTGCTTTGATCGGTCGAACATGGGGATGATCGCGCCGGGTCCGCCGAACACTCGCCTTCCACCGTATTCTCTTTCCCAAATGACCCCTTCGTTTCTTGAGTATAATGCGGAGCGTTTATTTCGGAGCCAATCTTTGTCGATGTGAGGATTTGCCCAAGATGGAAACGAAAAATATCCACCCAAGAGCTTTGATTCTCGGGCGATGTTTTCAAACTGTTCATTCTCAACTTCTGGGGGTGTTCCGGCGAAGACTGCTTGGGCTTTAAAAGACGCGAGGTTAGGCTCCATCGCAACCCAAAACTCAGGACGAAAGTCTTTGAATTCGTCATTAACAATACCATGAGGGTTAATCCCACGATACGCATCGAAATTGTCAGACCCATCAACCTTAATAAACGAGCCATTTTTAAAGTTAATCCTCATCTCTGTGTCGTTTGGCTTTTTAGCAAGCAACTCCTTGGGTCCAAAGTTCTGAAGTCGCCTAGGCGCCCAAAGGATTTCACGCGCCTGCTTTTGGAATGGCGCAAAATAGTAATATCCACCCGGTCGAGTCATCGCCCAGCGCCACAGAATATAAGCCTCAAACTCGGACTTGCCCCACTTTCGGCCACACTCCAAGAACACAAAGGCTAAAAGCTCCTTGAATACCTTGGACAATGGCAGCTTCTGGCTTGGATGTGGCTGCCACATTGAATGAAGCGAATCTAAAAGAGAGGCATAATTGTAAAGATCCGCCCTAACCATAGGATTATTCATCCCAATGCTTCTCCCACTCTTCGCCGTATGTCTTTCTGTAAAGCCTGCGGACTTTGACAAACATGCAATTCATGTCGCGCCGATTCTTTCTAACCGTGTTGAATAGCCAACTGATAGCGCCGACAAGAATGTAGACGGCAGACTTTTGTATAATATCCGCGATATCAACTAGTTGATCCACTGTATGCCTCTTTGGTTGTTGAATGGTATAATGGAAACACCAAGCATAGCTTTTCTTCTTTAGGGAAATTCCTTCGTTCATGGCCCCGGTGCAAGGCCGGGGTTAGTTTTTGAACGAATCGACAACGATTAAGTTGTTTTCGTTACCAATAACCTTCTCTTTCATTATCTTAATGTGAGTCATGTCAAGCTGCATCTCGGTGTCAAGAACCTGCATCGCTACTGATTGCAAGCATTCGTTATTTGAATTGCTGAAGCTCTTGAAAACTTCGATCAGCATACAATGACGATCAAACCAATACTTTCCTTCGGGCGATGTGGGCTTCAGGATCTTCATCTTCTTCATCATTTCACCCCGCAATTCAATATGATCAATGGCCGTTCTTCACCGAATTTACCAGTCAGGATCGCGCAATTTCCCCTTGAACGGTACTCGAATGAAACTCCGAAGCTTTCAAAATCTATCTTGTCGGTGGTCGGAGGCTTGCGAGTCATGTGACCAATTATTCCACCCCCAACGCCAATTAACAAAATCACAAGAACATGGATAAAATTACTCACAGCTTCCTCCTAATCAAGTGGCTCAATTTCTACCTCTGAATTGTCTTCGGCTGGATCTTCTCTGAGAATTTTTAGAGCCTGCTCGGTGGTCGGCATGATGCCCACCCTAATTCCAGCCTGACCCATCGCCGCTCGGGCAGCTTCGCTATTCGCCGCCGCCATCTCCAACGCCTTGTATGCGTCAATCGCTGACTTGTTGCCGCCAGTTTCCATGATGTGGCTGATCCGCTTTAAACCAATGTATCGCGCCCTTCCCGCCAACTCCGCAAATGTGCCCTCGATCAAAGACTTCAACCGAGATACCGCCGGATTTAACTGGCGCTTCTTGACCGTCGCTATCGACATGCGAAGAAACTTGGAACAATCCTTGTCCGTAGCTAGCGGATTCTCTACCTGAAATAAAACAAGCAACTTGTCGATCGTGTCAATCTTGCCCTCGTGGAGAGCTACCTCGAAAATCTTGTGGATCTCACTCTCCTTCGCCAAGTTCATGCTAATCTCATGAGTCGAAATCGGAGCGGATACCAAACGACCAGTCTCGGCAGACACAGATGGATTTGCCGCATTAATGTCAGGCATCTTCTTTGGCATGGGTCGCCTCTACGGGTTCATAGGTTTTGTTGAAAATGGATTGTTTGACTGGGTAGAATTCCCCATCGACTCCCTTGATGATCCAGTCGCCACTCCTCGCTCTCAATCGACCTTCTTTTGTGTCGATAAAAAAGCAGCCCAATATATCTAAATAACCAAGGTCGCCGACAAAATTAAAAATCTCGTCCACGTTGTCTTTGAAAAATTGACGGGCCTCAACCTTAAGCGGTAGCTTTCTGAATAGAGGCATTCTTACGTAATCCTTACCGGTGGTTTTTGGGGAAAAAATTCAAAATGATACTGGAATCTTACAGGGGGTTTTTAGGTCGTCCCCTTTTGGGCTGATATACATCCACACCCTTCGATGGAACTGAAACGTCACATGGGGGGACCGACCCGCATTTATCCAATGATTTCGATAGTTTGAGTGCGATGATACATTCTTCTATTGAGTATGATTCAAAACGGTCAGTGATATGCCTGCCTCTAAGTTCAGCCAAGCGCCGTTGAAAATGACTCTCAAGCTCAAGACTGCTAGCTGCCATGCCTGTCTGTTGCTTAAGCCAATCACTGGCTGCGTTTAAATGGTCTCTGATTGCTTGTTCCGTTCTAGCCATAGTCCTCTATCCTCTCCCAAGTATAGCCTTGCTAGCGGCTGTATAAACGCTCTTGAATCCCGTAACTCTTCCCTGTTAATAGCTGTGTTAACGGCTTTTCGCTGTGGTCCAGTCATACCTCGTTTAAACAGGATGGATCGCACGATCGTGGCCATTGGCAATTCTGTAAATATTGATAATAACTTGATAATCTCGTATTCCGCGAATGGAAATTCAATTGTTAGTGAATTTTTACGTTTCGTACTACTCATTAATATCACTGCGTTTAAACGGCCTGAATCCCGGGTTATCCACAGCGCCACTATATACGATATTCGCATAATGACCAGACTCAAAAATTAGTTTAAACGATATCAGCTATTTATGTATCGCAATTAATTAATATTATTTGCTTGCAATTGCTATTGTTTGTTGGTACAGTATGGATAGTGATGATTTGATTGATTTTTAGGAGGACATACCGAGCACATTAGCCATTCTACTGAACTTTAAACCCGATCATTAGCCAAACTAATAAACTACGAACGAAAGGATCAACACAATGAAATTAACACAATCCCAAATAAACGCTTTCGGCACCCGTAATCTCCCCATAATCCGAGATTTTACGCGCAAATGGAATAACGTCATTATTCGATGTCTACAGGCTGACGGCTGGTCACTATTCTTTCTAGGGGAAAAAATGATCTGCGAAGTGCGCGGCAAGAGCGCCGCTCTCTCTGAGAAGCTGGCCAGTAGGCTAGCACGTTACGAGTACAAGAACGCCTAGGACACAACATTTAAGCAAAAGGATCATAGACAATGAAATTAACCAATATAACGTACACAGAACAAGTAATACTGATTGGCTCGCTACGAGTACAAA